AATTACGATTTAACTACCTCTGATGGTCAATCTTTCACTAATTTATTTGGAAGCAAGACAATAACTTTTGCTACTGCGGGTGATTATGATGTAAGTATAAGTGGAGATTTCCCTAGAATTTACATCAATAATAATGCTACAAATAGAGTTAAATTAATTGACATTAAGCAATGGGGGAATATTGTTTGGTCAAGTTTTCAAAGCGCTTTTTATGGAAGCTCAAACTTAACTGGTTCGTTTACAGATGCTCCAGATCTTACAAATGTGACTACCTTAGAACGAGCCTTTTACCAATGCTCGCTTTTTAATCAAAACATTGGTAGTTGGGATGTAAGTAATGTTACTAATATGAACAGAACATTTTTCCAAGCATTTGCTTTTAATCAACCCATTGGAAATTGGGATGTGAGTAATGTAACCAATATGAATAGAACGCTTTTCCAAAATACTAATTTTAATCAATCTTTAAATTGGGATGTAAGTAGTGCAACAGATATGTCTGTTTTATTGAGTGGGGCAACTTTATCAACTGCTAATTATGATGCTACATTGATAAATTTAGAAAGTAAATTACAAGCAACATATCCAAATGGAAATGGATATACAGCAAATATTTCAACTAGTTTCGGTACTTCAAAATACACAGGAGGAGGAGTAGCAGCAGCAGCCCACGCATCGTTAGGAAGCGTTTTTAGTTGGTCAATAGTTGATGGAGGAATAGCTTAAATAAATAAATAAATAAATAAATAAATAAATAAATAAATAAATAAATAAATAAATAAATAAATAAATAAATAAATAAATAAATAAATAAATATGAAAGAATTAAAAAATACAAGTGTTTGTTACCCAACCAATGAAATTTGGTTTATATGTTGGGATAATAATAGAACAGAAATAAAGGCTTATGGTTCTATTTTACCTACCCAATGTTTAGAAACTCCTTGGGTTGAAATTGACTATTACGACAATGAAGAACAATGGGCAGAGATACTAATAGAAAACGGAATAGATCCTTTCTCACCTGCTGAAGAAATTAATTAAATTAAAATTAACATATTTATAGTAAACCATAAAATAATAAAATGAAACACATTTGGAAAATTTACGACCTTAAAAGAATAACCTCAGATGGTCTTGTTACAAAAGTAACATACGCATGTGAATCTTCATATGATAATGTATCAACAAGACAAATTGGAGAATTAACATTAGAAGGCTCAATATCAGAACCAGGATTTATCCCTTACGAAGACCTTACTCAAGATGAAGTTTTAGGATGGGTAAATGCAAATGTAGATGAATCTGCTATACAAACAGCAAACTCAGCATCTATATCTGTTCAAATTATTGCAAGAGCTGCCATTACAAGCTCTAACGGTACTCCTTGGTAAAATAAAAAATCAAAAATACTTTAGTATCCCTAGGAAAATTCTTAGGGATATTAAATTTATTTTCGTATATTAGTTACAATAAAAAAGTTATAAAACTGTGAATATCATATTTCAAATAGATGGGGGTCTAGGTAAAAGTATTATGGCGACAGCCATAGTTAAAGTCATTAAAAAGCGTTATAAAAACTCGAACCTCATAGTAGTCACCGCTTACCCCGATGTATTTTTAAACAACCCATATATTAACGAGGTATACAATACCAATAATATAAATGGTTTCTATTTAAAATACATTAAAGATAAAAATGCTAAAATACTTGTTGGAGAACCTTATAGACATAGTGATTTTATTTTAGATAAACCTAAAAAATTATATAAAACTTGGTGTGAAGTATTAGGCTTACATTATAATAATGAACAACCTGAAATATATTTAACCCAACCCGAAATAGAACATTTCTCTCCCTACTATCAAACTGATAAACCTATATTAGCTATACAAACTAATGGAGGACCAGCGGGTTTAGGTTACCAATATGCATGGACAAGAGATATCCCAGAACCAACAGTTCTAGAACTAATAAATCATTATAAAAATGATTATACCCTTATCCATATTAAACGTCAAGATCAAAAAACATATCCTGATGTAATGCAAGCATTAGATGGTTATAGAAGTATAGCTATATTACTTCAATTATCTTCTAAAAGATTATTAATAGATAGTTTCTCACAACACTTAGCAGCATCTTTAAATTTAAAATCTACTGTCTGTTGGGTTAGCACAAAACCTGAAATATTTGGGTATAAAATACATGATAATATTAATGCAAACCTATTTACTAAAGAACCGTCATTACACGAGGCAGCTTATCAACCTTTTGCCTTATCACAAGATATACATTCAATACCTTATAATGGTTTAAGAGAAATATTCGATACAAATAAAATTATAGAATCAATAAATAATCAATAAATAAACAATAATGGAACAAATATTTTTTCAATCATCCCTACCTAGAGCTGGTAGTACATTATTACAAAATATATTAGGTCAAAACCCTAATTTTTATGTAACACCAACTTCTGGTGTATTAGAATTACTATTCTCAGCTCGCCAAAATTATACAACTGATACAGCTTTTAGAGCACAAGACCCTGATTTAATGAAAAAAGGATGGCTTAATTTTTGTCGTCAAGGTATCGAAGGATTTTTTAATGGTATTACTAATAAAAAATATGTAGTTGATAAATCAAGAGGATGGGGTATCCACTATAATTTTTTAAACTCTTTTTATGCAAAACCTAAAATAGTTTGTATGGTTAGAGATTTAAGATCTATCTATACCTCTATGGAGAAAAACTTTAGAAAACATCAAGATAAAGATAGTGGTATAGTTAATTGGGCGGAAATGAAAGGTACTACAACTGCTAAAAGAATTGATGCATGGGCCCAATCACCACCCATTGGAATTGCAATTGAAAGATTACAACAAATGATAACTGAAGGGATAGATAAAAATATTCTTTTTGTAAGTTTTGAAGATCTAACTTCTAACCCTGAAATCGAACTAAACAAGATATATGATTTTTTTGGAGTAGAAAAATTTAAACATGATTTTCAAAACGTTGAGCAATTAACCCAAGAAGATGATACCTTATATGGTATATTTGGTGATCATAAAATCCGCAAAGAAGTTAAACCACTATCAGAATCTTATAATGAATATCTAGGACAACAACTATCTCAAAATATAGTTAATACTTATCCTTGGTTTTATGAATATTTCAATTATAATGTATAATATATTAATTTATATATTAACTTAAATCTAATAATAATCAATAAATAAAAAAAGATGAGTAAAACAATCAAATTAACAGAAGAAGAATTAAAAGATCTTAGAGACTACCAACAAAAACAAAATGAAATTACGGTAGATTTAGGTAATATTGACATTCAAAAAGCAATACTAGAAGGTCAAAGATCTACGGTACTAGAAAAATTAGCAAATTTACAAGAAACAGCTAATAAATCTGGTAAAAAATTACAAGAAAAGTATGGTGATGGTAATGTTGATCTAAAAACCGGAGAATTTACTGTAGTAGAATAATTTTTGAAAAATATTTTAATATTTATAATAAAACAATATTAAAATAATATAATAAGATGGCAGAAACATTAATATCTCCAGGTGTATTAGCAAGAGAAAACGACCAATCTTTTGTTACAACTCAACCAACTGAAAGAGGTGCAGCAATTATAGGACCTACAGTATTAGGTCCAGTTGAAAACCCAACATTGATTAGTTCATTTAGTTCTTACCAAGCAATTTTTGGTGGTGCTTTAGAAAGTGGCTCTAATGAGTATACTTACTTAACTTCAATTGCAGCAAATCAATATTTCCAAAATGGTGGTAGTTCATTATTAGTAACCAGAGTAACATCAGGATCCTTTACTCCATCAACTAGTTCAATTATCCAAACAGGTTCTGGAGGTCCAACTAGTGGTTTATCTCCTTTTGTATTGGAAACTATTTCTGAGGGAACAATAATGAATACTGGAACAACAGAAATTACAAATGGAGCATTACAATCAGGTAGTACAAAAAATGTAAGATGGGAGATAGCATCAGTTAACTCTGCATCCGGAGTATTTAGTTTATTAGTAAGAAGAGGTGATGATACTAATAGTAATAGAGTAATATTAGAATCTTATAATAACATTTCATTAGATCCATTTGCTTCTAATTATATTTCAAGAGCAATTGGTGATATTAGCTCTACTGTAGTAACAGAAGGAGTAGATACTTTTTTACAAGAATCGGGTTCATTTCCTAATATTTCTAATTATGTAAGAGTAAAACAAGTTAATTTTACAACCCCTAATTATTTTAATAACGACGGTTCAGCTAAAAATTCTTTTACTGGTTCTTTACCTTCAATAGGTTCAGGTTCGTTTAATGGAGCTGTTGGATCAAATATACCAGTAGGAAGACCAGCTAATTTTTACCAAAATATTAGTGCTACAGATACACAAGGATTAGTAGGATCTGATTATGATACTGCTATTGCTTTATTATCTAATCAAGATGATTACCAATTCAATGTAATTTCAGCACCAGGTTTATCAAACCAACATCAAGCTGATCAAGTTACTAGTATAATGAATAATTCAATCTCACGTGGTGATAATATTGCCATAGTAGATTTAGTTGGTTATAACCAACCTATTAATACTGTAATTAGTCAAGCAGGAGGAATTGATAATAGCTATACAGCTACATATTGGCCTTGGTTACAAACAGTTGATCCTAACTCAGGACAATTAGTATTCATACCAGCTTCAACATTTATACCTGGAGTGTACGCATTTACAGATGCTTCAAGTGATCCATGGTTCGCACCAGCAGGTATTACTAGAGGAGGAATGGGACAAGTAGTAAGAGCTGAAAGAAAATTAACTTCTACAAACAGAGATACTTTATATGAAGCTAATGTAAATCCAATTGCAACATTCCCATCACAAGGGGTTGTAGTATTTGGTCAAAAAACATTACAAAAAGCTGCTTCAGCACTTGATAGAGTAAATGTACGTAGATTATTAATTACTCTTAAGGGACAAATTTCTCAAATCGCTGATAATTTAGTATTTGAACAAAACACAATCGCTACAAGACAGAATTTCTTAACACAAGTAAATCCGTACTTAGAAAGTGTTCAACAAAGACAAGGTTTATATGCTTTTAAAGTAGTAATGGATGAACAAAATAATACACCAGATGTAATTGATAGAAATGAGTTAGTAGGACAAATATTCTTACAACCAACAAGAACAGCTGAATTCATATTATTAGATTTCAATGTATTACCAACAGGAGCAACATTCCCAGCATAAGAAATAAAAAGTCGAATATTTATAATAAAATAAGAAAATAAAATGGCAGTATTAAACCCAAACGAAATATTTTTCACAGCATTTGAACCAAAACAAAAGAATAGATTTATAGCTTTTGTAGATGGATTCCCTGCTTACATTATGAAAGGTGTAGGAGCTGTAACTGTATCACAAGGAACAGTACCTTTAAATCATATCAACGTTCAACGTTTTGTGAAAGGTAAAACAACTTGGGGTACTATTCAATTTACATTATTTGATCCAATTACTCCGTCTGGTGCACAATCAGTAATGGAATGGGTTAGATTACATCACGAATCAGTAACAGGTAGAGATGGGTATAGTGATTTCTATAAAAAAGATTTAACTATTAACGTATTAGGACCTGTAGGTGATATCGTTTCAGAATGGATTATCAAAGGAGCAATGATTACAGAAGCTTCATTTGGAGATTTTAACTGGGATACTGAAAATGCTGCTCAAGAAATTACAATGACTGTACAACCAGATTACTGTGTATTAAATTTCTAATACTTTACTTTAAATAATAAATAGAAGGAGCTTGATTTGTCAAGCTCCTCTTTTTTATTCATATGTATCAACGATAAAAAAGTTTTAATTAAATAAAGATTATGGCCAAATTTAAATTCCCAAGTGAAGAAGTAGAATTACCTTCTAAAGGTTTAGTATACCCTAAAGAACACCCCTTATCAAGCGGTAAGGTAGAATTAAAATATATGACTGCTAAGGAAGAAGATATTTTAACTAATCAATCTTATATTCAAAAAGGAACAGTATTAAATAAATTATTAGATTCTGTTATTTTAACAGAAGGAGTTAAACAACAAGATTTAATTTTAGGAGATAAAAATGCAGTACTAGTTGCTACTCGCATATTAGGATATGGAGCTGAATATAAGTTTACTTATAGAGGAGAAGAAAAGATAGTTGATTTATCTACATTAGAAAATAAAGAATTTGATGAATCTTTAATTACTCAAGGTAAAAATGACTTTGAATTTGTTCTTCCTCACACAAAAACTCCAATTACATATAAAATTTTAACTGGAGTAGATGAAAGTAAAATAGATAGAGAATTAGAAGGATTAAAGAAAATTAATAGGAATGCATCTCCTGAATTAAGTACAAGATTAAAATATATTATTACATCCGTTAATGGGGAATCAGGGTCTAAAGAAGTTAGAGAATTTGTTGATAATTTCCTCTTAGCTATAGATTCAAAAGCACTAAGAAAACATCTTAGAGATACACAACCAGATGTAGACCTTCGTTACATAGACGAAGATGGGAAGGAGGTAGCTATCCCTATAGGGATTAGCTTTTTTTGGCCTGAGCTCTAAAATAGCTCCTCAATTCAGAGTTGGGTTATTTACCCAAATACATTCTATATTATTTCATGGTAAAGGGGGATATGATTACGATACGGTATATAATATGCCAGTATGGTTACGTAAATTTACCTTTAAACAAATATCTGACTATTATGAAGAAAGAAAAGCAATTCAAAATAATGAAATGTCTGCTGGTAAAAGTTCATTAGTTGGGGAAGATGGTAAAGTTAATGCACCCGCATTTAAAAATGCCTCAAAACCATATCAAAATAAAAGCAGCTATAAATAGTTGCTTTTTTTAATATTTATAATAAAATAAGTATTAATGGCTACAATAGATGAAAATGCTAAAGCTGCTGGCGAATTTAGGGATAATCTAAATGAAGCTGCTAATGCCCAGGATAAAATTAAATCCAATTTAAGTGAGATTCTTTTTGAACAAAGGAATCTTGCTGACGAAGCTCGTGGGTTTGCCAAAGCTGTATTCGATTCCTCTACTCAAGCAACCGCTACTTCCGCTGCCTTTAGAGGTATAGCTAGTATATCATCAACTATAAATTCTAAAATTGAAGACATTGTAACTGGAGAAAAAACCCTAAATGATTTACAAAAAGATAGAAAAAAATTAAGAGAAAAAGAATTAAATTTAGGTATTGAATTAGAACAAGCTTTAGGTAAAACAGGATACACAGAAGAAGAAATATTAAAAGTTAAAAGGGGACAGTTAGGTGTAATGGACTTAATTGATCAATCTTCAAATAGTATAAATGATGAGGCGTTTGATTTATTAAATCTATATGATGACCAACTAAATGCTCTTAGAGACCAAAAAAAGGAATACGACCAGATTGAAGATTTTGCTAAAAAAATTGATGAAAATATGGGTGTTGCTGGAACGGCAACTGAGGGGTTAAGTGGTGTGTTAGAAAAATTAGGTGCTGGGAGTTTTGGGAAAAAGTTAGGTTTAGAGGAAGCCCTATCAAATGGTAGAAAAGAAGCAGCAAGGTTAGCAGGTACTGCAGGTGATGGAATGACTCCTTTTACTAAAAAATTAGGAGTAGCGGGTAAAATGATTGGTACTATGGGTAAGACATTTGTTAAAGCCTTAGGTCCCATTGCAATTATTGCTGAATTAGTTAAAGGTATAATGGCAGCAGATGAACAGACCAAAGAATTAGGTCGTTCAATGATGATGACTAAAAATGAATCTGCTAAATTTTCAGGAGAAATAGCTAATGCTACTAGATCAAACTACCAAATGGGTATTACAGGTACAAAAGTACTTGAAAATATAACTAAAGTAAACAAACAATTTGGTTTTATAAGTGAATTTAGTGGAGAAACTTTAGTTAGTATGACTAAGTTAACTTACACTCTTAAAATTGGAGAAGAAGCTGCTGGAAATTTAGCGGCAGCAGCTGAAGCAACTGGGGTAAATTTTGAAGATAATTATAAAAATATTCTTGCCTCTAGTTATGAATTACAACAACAAGCAGGAACTCAAGTTGATTTAAGAGCTGTACTTGAAGATACAGGTAAAGTAACAGGTCAAATAAGAGCTAATTTTGGGGGTAACACCATTGAAATAGCAAAAGCAGTTACAAATGCTCGTTTATTAGGTACTGAAATGGGAACAATAGCCGCAGCTGGAAAACAACTTTTAGATTTTGAAAGCTCTATTAGTAAAGAATTAGAAGCAGAACTATTAACTGGAAGAAACCTTAATTTAGAAAGAGCAAGAGCAGCAGCCCTAACCGGAGATCAAGTAACACTTCAAAATGAATTAGCCCGAGAAATGGGCTCATTTTCAGATTTTTCTAAATTAAACGTTATCCAACAGGAAGCTTTAGCAGGAGCAATGGGTATGAGCGTAGATTCTATGTCAGATATGTTGTTTAATCAAGAAACAATGAATAAATCAGCTAAAGAATTACGTGCTTTGGGTAAAGATGAATTAGCAAATAGATTAGAACAAAAAACAGCACAAGATAAAATGAATGCCGCTATGACGGAATTAAAAGAAGTTTTTATTCAATTAGGCACAGCACTATCCCCTATATTAAGTTTAGTTTCTCTTATAGCAGGTGCTATTTCTACTGTAGTAGGATTTTCAATGGATCTTCTTAATATTTTAAATCCATTTAATAATGCATTTTCCGCAGATTATGAATCCCAAGGTATAGCAGCAGGTAAAAACCTTATAGGTATAGAGGATGGGGTAATAGGACCGGGTGGTGACTTAATTACAACATCTCCTGAAGATTTTCTAATTGCAACTAAAGATCCTGGGGAGATGCTTAACAATATTATAATACCTGAAGATAATAACAAAATTCCTACAAGTAATACACCCATACAAGTAGTACAACCCCAAAATGTTGATACTTCGAAAATGGAAAAATTATTAGAATCCATAGTAAATAAACCAGCTCCTAAAGTACAAATGGATTCAATTGAAGTTGGTACTGTAGCAGGTATGAGTGCATTTTCTATACAATAATAATATTTATAATAAACATTTAACCATTAAAATTTAAAACTATGCCTTTATTAAACAAACTTGAAACAGAAGGAAGTACTTTAACACCTTTAAAAGGTGAACAACCTTCAGGTCCATTAAAAGCCGGTGGGACTATTCCCGTAAATAATACTTTTTCACAAGGTACTTATCAAAATTATGTTTCTGATGCCCCTAACTCAGTAGACGCAACTGGTAACGCATAATAACATATGCCTTTAGTTAATTTAACAACCAACTTAAAATCCTTAAGACATGGGAATGATCGACGTGGTAATGGTTCAAGTAACCAACCTTACGTCACTACTCCTATACCTAAGGGGGAAGGTCCTGGTTTAGGTGATGTAGATTTTCTTTTAAGAGGAGGATCTTTATTACCTCTAACTGTTACTCAAGATGTTTCTAGGTTAACACAAATGTTTTTTGATTTAAAATCCCCAAATGGGCTTTTATTTACAGCTAAACAAAATTCACTTTCAAGAAGTGCAGTTAATATTAAAGCTACTTCTGGTGAAACTAATGTAGGTAATAATAAATTACCTTTAAATAACGGTATTTACTTACCTACCTCTACTATTCTACAGGCTGCGGCGAACCCATTAGGTGGGCATTTACTTAAACAAGGTATAAATCCTTCTTTTGATACAAGTGAAGCAGCAGCACGAGGCAATGTTGGAGGAATATTTAGCTTTCTAACTGGTGAGAGTTTACCATTATCCAACCCTATATACTTTAATACTGCAGCCTTTGATGAAAGGAAAAATACGGGGGTAGTAACAAGTAGATTAGCCCAATTTTTAAATAAAAATCAAAACCAAACAGATACTAGTGATATACTATATTCATATTCTGGAGGTCCTGATTCAACTCTAGGGGTAGGTAAAACTACTATTAAAGCCTTATCGGATCAAAGAACGGGTATTAATAATGATTTTTTAAAGACTTCTGGTTTTTTTAATACGGGTAAAACACCAAACACTAATTTTGGTTTT